CTCATTATCTTTTTACCTTTTTTTGTTAGTGGCATTATCGTCTCCCGTCTGGTTGTATATCTAATCTAAAAGTTCCTAGTTTCCAACTTTGACTAGAACTTGTATTTTCTACTTTTAAAGCTATCGCTCTTGCTCTTGCACGTGTATCAACTTTTTGTGTTGAAGATGTAATATCAAATGGACCAAGAGATGAACTTGCAGAGCTATCATTTGGAAAATTTCTTAGCTCTAATGTAACTCTGGTAGTTCCTGTTTGTGATATAAAGTCAGGTATGAATCTTCTTATTTTCATTAAAAACTCACCATCTCCTCTAAGGTCTGCCATTCCTGTAGATTGCCCTGTAATACCTCTACGCTGACTTATGTCAAAATCTCCAGAAGTTATGGTAGCAGTAATTGCAGTTATAGTTCCATTTTTATTTTGATCAGTTCCTATCTCATGTTCATAGTAAGTGGTAATTCCATCTGTATTACCTACAACATCAAAAGAGGTATCAGTATCTGCATCATATTCTGTTGCATGTGGTTTACCAAATACGGCTGAATCTTTCCACATCGTTCTAGATAAAGTTCCAACTGTCCATACTGGTCGTTGTGGGGATGAATCAAAATAATTATATGTTACTTGTCTGTTAACAACAGAGGATGAAGTTGTTGGATAAAACCATATTACTTCACCAAACAAATTATTTAATCCTGCAGATATCATTTGATTACCGGATTCTAAATTTATATCATCATAAACATGATCCTCTACTAAACATGGTAACGATTCTAATTTACCAGCATATCTAAAGAAACCATTCTCTGACATCCAATACGCAGCACCATCAACTTCTACACACGCATTCTGTCCAACAAGTCCACAGTTAGTTCCAACTTGTGCGAACGCAAACGTAAATGGTTGACCAACAAAACGTTGTGTGAACAATGCTGTATCAGTCCAAACATAGATTGCATCTCTACCTCTAATTGCTCCTCTGATTTGTGATCCGTCTGCCAATCTTTGTGTGCCCGCTGTATTGGTTGCTGTAGGTGTATAAGTATTTATATCCTCTTGATCGGAGAATCTAATAAACATGTCGTCTTGTGTTTGAGCATCGCCTATGGTTGTTTCTGTTCCAAAAAATACTAAGTGCCTGTCTGGTGTAGATACTAACATGTGTCTTGATGCAGTTGGTGCACCAGATATAATTGTTGCTCTTGTATCTGTTGCTGTTGAAGAAGCTGAGTTCCATTCAAAAACAGCATTATCGTGAATCAAACAAATTGCTTTGTCACCAAAATTATCTAATGACCACATACCTGGTTCAAGAATTAAATCTCCTGATGCAGCTTCGCCCCATGCAACATAATCAGATGAGTTAGTTACTGTTGCTCCACTGGAGTGTGCCGACCTAGTTGAGTTTCTAACAGCTCTTGTTATACCTGTTAATGTGTTTCCTGTAATACCTGTATATGAAATTTCTTCATTACCAACTTGAATAAAATTTGTACCTGAACTTGGAAATAGAGAAGCATCAGTTAATACAATAGAAGTTCCGGATCCACCTGTCCCAGCAGTATTGTCTGACAACGCTCCATTTAAAGTGGTCGTATCAGCTCCAACATCTTCACCGCCCCAAGAACCTAGTCCCCAACCAAAACCTTTTGCTTGAACTGCAGGACCTACGGTATAATATTTTTTAATTCTAATACCACCTGACGTAGTTGCACCAGAACCAGTTTCATTTGAAGGCATTGTAATAGTTATGGTTGTAGTTGATGGAACTGTTGCTACCATAAATTTTTTATCATCAAAATCAGACGCACCAAAATTTGAATTAGTGATTGTTGAAAAATTATCCATTAATAATATATCACCAGCAACTAAATTATGTGCACTTGAATATGTTAAGGTTACTGTTGGAGATCCATTTGTAGTGCTAAACGCATTTGAAAGTGTGGTTGTAGATTGAATAGGATGAATATCATAAAAGACTCCTCCAGAGTATGCATATAAAATTCTATTTGTGCCAATAATCGCATACTTTCTACCAAGACTATTTACAAAATGATGAAGTCCACGACCAGCACCTGTTAAATCATCTGTGCCCAATTGCCTCCAACCACCTATTTTTTCAGGTGTTTGATATCTAAATCTTACATTATCACAATCTATCCACTGACCTTCTGCTCCTGTAGGTGTGACTTGTTTGTTAATACCGGGTTGAAATCCTATCTTTTGTAGCATATAGTGGTTTATATAATAAATTTTTACAGAATGAAAGTATCAATATAATGGACCATTTAGAGGCAATTGTCGAGATTAAAAACATGTTGCATCCTGAATTTATGAATAAAATAATAGATTTAATAGACAATAAAGCAAATAAAAATTTAAATACTTTAAGTGGTATAGATAAAAATGTTAGAAATGTAAAAGGCTATCATTTAACTTTAGGCACTCCAACAGATGTTTTTTATTGGAATTTTATAAAAAAAGAAATTGAAAGGCTATATATTTTTTATAAAAGTAAATTTCCTAAAATGATTAGCACCAAAATTAATCAAATTGATTTATTAAAATATTCTGTAGGTGGTAAATATGAAATTCATACAGATCATTTTACTTCAACCACTAGACATTTAAGTATTATCATAAACTTAAATGATAATTATGAAGGAGGAGATTTAATTTTTACAGATCAAAAAGAAAAAGAAATTAAAAGATTTAAATTAGACAAAGGGTCTATTCTATTTTTTCCAAGTAATTTTATGTATCCTCACAGTATTCAACCTATAACAAAAGGTGTAAGATATAGTATAGTAGCATGGCTTCAGTAAATTATAAATTAATAAAAAATTTTTTTACAAAAGAAGAGTTAATTCTTCTTCAAAAATATTGTTATAATAAATTACATGAAAATAAAGACTATCAAATCGATCCAACATCTTTTTCGCCAGCTTGGTGTTATGATCCTTTAATGACTAGTTTACTTGATATTAAATTACCCATTGTTGAAAAAGAATCTAACTTAAAATTATTTCCAACTTATTCTTATTGGAGATATTACATATCAGGAGCCTCCTTAAAAACACACACAGATAGACCTTCGTGTGAAGTTTCAATTACAACCTGTATAAAAAAATATGATGATTGGTCTTTTAATATTGAAAACTCTTCTTTTAAAATTAAAGAAGGAGATGCTTTACTATATGCAGGTTGTGTGCAAAAACATGGAAGGCCAGGTGTATATAGAGGAGAGGGAATGGCACAAGCTTTTTTTCACTACGTAGATCAAAACGGTCCTTTTACACATCATCAATATGATAATGTTGTTAAAGAAACAAAACAAGACTTTACTCAATCAGATTATAAATTAATAAAGGAAAAAATAAATGAACGAAAAAACAGTTAACATAAATAATTTTATAGGAACCTACGATAATTACATTACAAAAGAGGAATGCAATAAAGCAATTCAATTATTTGAAAATCAAAATAAATTTAATAATACCGTTAATAGAATAGGTGGAGAAAACTCTTCTATATTACAAAAACAAGATCAACAACTTTTTGCAGGACCACACAATATTAATGTGTGGTGGACTGAATTAAAAACAATGATGGTAAATTTTGATATTGCTTGGAATCACTATGCTACAAACACAGGGGCATCAAGTGCCTACGATACTAAGTTTTACTTTACGACTTTAAAAATTCAAAAAACTTTACCAACAGAAGGATACCATGTTTGGCACGTTGAACATGGTAAAGGTTTTGATAATGAACCTAGGGCTTTTGTATTTAGTATATATTTAAATGATGTTGAAGATGGTGGAGAAACAGAGTTTTTACATTTTTCAAAAAGAGTAAAACCTAAAACCGGTCGTATCGTTATTTGGCCTGCTGCTTTCCCATATGTTCACAGAGGTAATCCACCTTTGTCAGGTGAAAAATATATATTAACTTCTTGGATGATGTTACGATGATTAACTTTATAGATAAAAATAATAAATTAAATGAAAATAAAAATAGTTTAAACATTACTTATTCTAGAACTGTAAATATAATATTTGGACATTATCCCTATCCTGACATAGTTCATAATTTTATTATAGAAATTAAAAATAATTTAAATTTAAAAATGAAAAACTATACTAATGTAAAAGGTGGTATGACTGATTGGAATTATTTTATAGACAAAAACAATTTTAAAAATTTTATGACGTTTTTAATTAATAAACATCAAACAACTCAACCACATCTTTTTGAATATTTTTTAGAAAAATATTATATTCGTAACGCTTGGGGAAATGAAATAAAACAAAATGATAGTTTAGATTATCATACGCATTCTTGTTGGCATGGAATTTTATATTTAACAAAAGGATGTGATTTAATTTTACCAGAATTAAATTTAAGAATAACACCAGAGCCAGGAGATTATTATGTATTTCCACCTGAAATACTACATGGTTTCAATAAATATGAAGGTGAAAATAATAGGTATAGTTTAATTTTTAATATAAGTGAAAGCGACAACAAATTTGATTTTAATAAAAAAATAGAAAATATAAATTAAGAACTGTATGAAGTTGGTCTTGCACCTTTTTCAGATTCATCTCTAGAATCTGCATCCCAGTTCGCTTGTAATTGTGCTAAGTGAGCAGAATCCCATTTATCGATAAAATCTTGAAAGTCACCTAAATTTGCATCTGTCCAAGAACAATGAGGTGTAGTATCTCTATGTTCTACTTCATCAGAAGTTTCACCTGTTCCATATTGAATAGCCCAAATATTTGAAAATTTAGATTGATTCCAAAAAGCATCATCTTCAATTGTATATGGACCAGCTCCGTCGCCACTTTGTTTAATAATCATTTTGTCTTCGAATACTACTGTCCATGTTGAATTAGTTGCCATAATTTCTCCTACGTTTTAATTACATATGTTACTGTTAAATAAGGTTGAACAACTGAAGTTGCGTCTCCTGAAAATGTTGCACTCATGTTATGTGAGTGACCACCACCTGAACCAGTATTTTGAACAAAACTAGCTGCAGAGTTACTTACAATTGCAGGACCAGGAGCTTGTTGACCATCTACTTGAGATCCTGGGTTTTTAAAATTTGTACTGTGATTGTGAGAAGCAAGTTGTGGTGTTGATAAAGTTGCATTAGCTGTTGAACCACCAACGTTTCCAGTTGATGTTACTGTATTTGCCCCACCAGTTGATGCTAAGTTTTTATTATTAGATTTACTTACCGCTACTTTGTCTTGTAAATCTGGCACGTTAAAAGTTGATGAACCATCACCTGTACCGTAAGTTGTACTTATTACTGCAAATAAACCAGAGTAAGTTGATCTTGAAACTGCTGCTCCGTTACACTCTAAGAAACCTGTTGGCACTGAACCAGTAGACCATGGCACAATAGTTCCCGTTGGAATACCTTCGATACCTGTAAGGTTTGCTCCAGTATAATCGTATTTTGTTGCTTCGTAATTTGACATATTATTTCTCCGTGTAAGTCCATCCTACGTTTGAACCAGAGTAGACTAATCCAAAAGCTGCACCTTCAGTATTAACTACTAAATCTGATGATGCGTTTGCTATTTTAGAGCTGTTTCTACCAACAGTCAATGCGTTTGAGTCAAACGTATATCTTGAATCTACAAAATGAACTTCATCACCAACTGCAGGTGATGCAGGTAGTGTAATTGTTACAGCGCCACTATTTGTATCTACAAATAATTTTGCACCTGCTTGAACAGTTTCAGCTGCAGTAACAGTTCTCCATTTTCTATATTCATTTGCCTTAACAACATTAGTTCCATCAGCGTAAAGAACATAACAGTTTCCTTCACATAAAAGTACACCTGAACCAGACGCAGTTTTGAAAGTTAATGTATAACCTGCGTGGTCAGTTCCATCTATGACATTATAAACTTTTTCTATACTATCTGGACACGTAACTGTTCTGTTAGCCGCTAAAGTTCCAGTTAATTTTATTGTAGCATTTCTTGCATTTGAAATTGTTGCATCAGACATAGCAAGAGTAACATCGGATGATGCTGCACTTATTTCTTCATAACCTGCAACTGCTTGTTGCACTAGGTTTAAATTTGTATTTGTTTTTGTTCCCCATGTACCGGCGTTTTCACCAGTAGCCATTAGCTCTAATTTTAAATCAGATGAATAACTTGATGCCATAATTCTTTTCTCCTATGCAGCGTCAGTATAACTTGTATTTGATCCCGTTGCAACATTTGTATACGATGAATTTGAACCAGTGTCAACGTTAGAATATCCTTGAATTCCAAAGCCAGTTGCAGTTCCAAATTCAGCTACAGAAGCAGTTATTGATTGACCTAATATGCCAACTACATCAGCAGGTGCTATTGATCCTACATTAAATGTTGCAGAAACTCCTGTTAGACCCATTACATCTGCAGGTGTTATAGATCCTACTGACGATGTAATTGATTGACCTGTTGGAATTATAATTGGACTTGAATTAATTTCAACACTACCAACAGAG